TCTTGTGGCATCCGTTAAGGCTGGCGGTAAAGGTGGAAGCCCCGGACAGTGGAGCGCAAGGAAAGCTCAGATGGTCGCTAAACAATACAAAGCTAAAGGTGGAGGGTATAAGTCATGAAGGTAGACGCACCTAAAGGATACCACTGGATGAAACAAAAAGATGGTAGTATGAAACTGATGAAGCATGCAGGTAAGTTTGTACCTCACAAGGGTGCTTCTCTTGCTGCAAACTTTGCTGTTCAGAAAAAGCACGATGACAAAAAGTAAAAGCCAAAAAAGCCTCACTAACTGGACTAAACAAAAATGGACTACTAAAAGTGGTAAGCCATCAACGCAAGGACCAAAAGCTACAGGCGAACGGTATCTACCTAAGAAAGCTATTAAGTCTCTTAGTGCTTCTGAGTATGCCTCTACAACACGATCTAAGCGAAAAGGAAGTGCTGCAGGTAAGCAGTATGTAGCTCAACCAAAAGCGATTGCTAAAAAAGTAAAACCATACAGGAAAAAATCATGAAAAAATATTTGAAGCGTCTAACACGGGCAGTGTTTAATAGAGATTGTCTATGTAACAAATGTGAATGTTAAAAGCTAGTTGCATTTTTACAACTAGTATGTTATAACTACAGTTAAAGGCAAGGGATATATGAGCCGAACTTTAACAGAAAAGCAAGAGAAGTTCTTAGCTGTCCTCTTTGAGGAAGCAAGGGGTATACCTGCACGAGCTACAGAGTTAGCAGGGTATGCTGCAGGAACAGCATCAACTACAATTATGAATACCCTGCAAGAAGAGATTGCAGAGCTTACGAAGAAGTTTATAGCTACTCGTGGGCCTCAAGCTGCTTTCTCTATGTTAGATATAATGCAGAACCCTACCGACTTAGGTAACAAAGAGAAGATGGCAGCAGCTAAAGACTTGCTAGACAGGGCTGGGTTTGTTAAAACAGACAAAGTAGAAGTCAAATCAGAGAGTCCTTTATTTATATTGCCCCCTAAAGCACATGAAGACTAGAAAAACTTGGCAACTTCCCCAACCAGATACGGTAGAAGGGGAATACGAATGGCTTTCAGTAGTGAGAGTAGGCAGGGTTATACCATTTGGCTATAGACAAGACCCCGAAGACTCTGATATACTGTTACCAATCCCAGAAGAGCTAGAGTTTTTTGAGCAAGCTAAGAAGTATCTTAAGCAATACAGCCTACGTGAGGTTTCTAATTGGTTAAGTACTACCTCAGGCCGCTACATCTCTCATGTGGGTCTAATGCAGAGGGTTAAACTTGAGCAAAAACGTAAGAAAGAAGCTTCAATCCAACGCTTCTATGCAGAAAAGTATAAAGAAGCCGCAGAAAAAGCGGAAAAACTTGAAAACCAACGTATCGGTGCAAGAGTTAGAAAAGAAAACAGTACCGGCGCAAGTCAAGCCGCCTGAGTTTGAGGTAGAAGAAGCAATCAGAGAGATTATCTTTGAACCTAATCCAGGTCCACAGACAGATTTCCTAGCTTCTACCGAACAAGAAGTACTATACGGTGGATCTGCTGGTGGTGGTAAGTCATATGCCATGATTGCAGACCCAGTACGCTGGTTAAACAACCCTCACGCAACAATGTTGCTAGTACGTAGGAGTACAGAGGAGTTAAGAGAGCTTATATCTGTTTCCAAGCTCCTTTATCCCAAGGCAATACCAGGGATTAAGTTTATGGAACGGGATAAGACTTGGGTAGCCCCATCAGGTGCTACTTTGTGGATGTCTTACCTAGATCGTGACGATGACGTAATGAGATACCAAGGTCAAGCCTTTAATTGGATAGGCTTTGACGAGATGACACAGTGGCCTACACCATACCCTTGGAATTACATGAGATCAAGGCTACGTACCACTAAAGATTCTGGTTTACCTCTCCACATGAGGGCAACAAGTAACCCAGGTGGGCCTGGACACCAGTGGGTTAAAAAGACCTTTATTGATCCTGAGACTCCTAACAAACCTTTTTGGGCTACAGACCCAGAAACAGGAGAAACAATTAGATGGCCTAAAGGTCATACTAGAGAAGACGAACCTTTATTTAAACGTAGGTTTATTCCTGCTAATCTATTTGATAATCCCTACTTAGCTGATGATGGTATGTACGAAGCCAACCTTCTGTCGTTACCTGAGCATCAACGTAGGCAGTTACTAGAAGGTGACTGGGACATCAACGAAGGTGCAGCATTTCCTGAGTTTAATAGGAAGATACATGTAATAGAACCTTTCGATATACCCGATAATTGGGCTAAGTTTCGTGCATGTGACTATGGTTATGGTTCTTATACTGGAGTTGTTTGGATTGCAGTAACCCCCGCAGAACAATTAATTGTTTATAGGGAAATGTATGTATCTAAAGTTATTGCTACTGATCTAGCAGATATGATATTAGATGTTGAACATGGCGAGAAAATGCGATATGGTGTGCTTGATAGCTCTTTGTGGCATAAACGTGGTGATACTGGTCCTTCTCTGGCAGAACAGATGATTATGCGTGGATGTCGTTGGCGTCCAGCAGATAGATCCAGAGGTTCACGAGTATCAGGTAAGAACGAATTACACAGAAGATTACAGGTAGATGAGTTTACAGAAGAACCAAGATTAGTATTTTTTAATAACTGTCCTAATATTATTTCTCAACTTCCAGCTATACCTTTGGATAAAAAGAATCCAGAAGATGTAGACACTAATGCTGAAGACCACTTATACGATGCTTTACGTTACGGTGTTATGACAAGACCTAGAAGTAGTCTCTTTGATTATAACCCAGCATCTAACTCAGGCTTTCAAGCAAGCGATCCAACCTTCGGTTACTAAGGAAAAACAATGGCAGAAGACGAACTCTTTGATGGCGACATGGCTATGGATTCAATAGAGTCTAATGCCGTAGAGGATATGGAAAAAGATAACTACTCTGATCCTAATGCAGGTACTGTTGTTAATTTTGTAAAGAGTCATTACTCTAGGGCTTCTACTTATCGAGAGACTGAAGAGAGACGTTGGATACAAGCTTATCGTAACTACCGAGGTCTATATGGTCCAGACGTACAGTTCACTTCTACAGAGAAGTCTCGCATATTTGTTAAGGTTACTAAAACAAAAGTTCTTGCTGCTTACGGGCAAATTGTAGAAGTATTATTTGGGAATAATAAATTTCCAATTACAGTTGATCCTACTACTTTACCTGAGGGAGTAGCAGACTCAGTATTTTTTGAATCTAATCCTGATATGCAAAAAGCTAAAGAACAGTTTAGCCCAGAAGAAACTAAGCTTTTGCCAGGAGAAACTGTTGTAGATCTAAGTGAACGTTTAGCTGGCCTTAAAAGTAAACTTAGCCCTGTAGAAGATATTCTTAAAGAAGGTACAGGTAGTACTGCCACAGAAGTTACTTTGCATCCAGCTATGATCTCAGCAAAGAAGATGGAAAAGAAAATCCATGATCAGTTAGAAGAATCTAATGCAAACAAACAACTTCGTGTTGCTGCTTTTGAATGTGCATTGTTTGGCACAGGAGTAATGAAAGGCCCGTTTGCTATAGATAAAGAATATCCTAACTATGTAAACGGTGAGTACAAACCTAATATTAAAACCGTACCTCAAAGTTCTTCTGTATCTATATGGAACTTTTATCCAGACCCTGATGCAGCTAATATGGATGAAGCTGAGTATGTTATTGAACGTCATAAGATGTCACGTACTCAAATTCGTGCACTTAAACGCAGACCTTTCTTTCGTAATAATGCTATTGACACTGCAGTAAACATGGGTGAGTCCTACACTAAAGAGTGGTGGGAACAGGCTATGGAAGATGACTCTAACGATTCTAAAGCAGAACGTTATGAAGTCCTAGAGTTCTGGGGTAATGTAGATATAGAAGTCCTTGAAGGACATGATGTAGATATTCCAGACAACTTAAAAGATTTAGATCAAGTTTCTGTTAATATTTGGGTTTGTAATGGTCAAGTGCTTCGACTAGTTATGAATCCGTTTACTCCTACACTTATTCCTTACTATGCTGTACCTTATGAAGTAAGTCCTTACAGTTTGTTTGGTGTGGGTATTGCTGAGAACATGGATGATACTCAGACCCTGATGAATGGCTTCATGCGTATGGCTGTGGATAATGCTGCATTGTCTGGTAATATGCTTATAGAAGTTGATGAGACTAACCTAGTGCCTGGACAAGACCTGTCTGTGTATCCTGGAAA